GCGACAATTTTCTGCATGGTTTCAACCGATTTCGACTGGTACAAGTCACGCATATCTGTCGAAATTTTCTTGCGGAGAGTGGTTCCCGAGTCAACCTCTTGCCAACGATGCTTTTTAAATTCGTACCATATATTCGATTTAACACTTGCACATACGTATAAATCCTTGTTATGTTGATACAGAACATTGGCTAATTCGAAGTCTCCGCAACCAGAAGAACGTTCATTACTGGATTTACATGCACCCTGCTTTATGGTTTCCTCGACGAAAACATCGATGGAACCCGTTTTCACTTTTTCGTAGTCTTCTCGTTTGGCGTCGGACTTGGCCCAGTTGATGAGAGATCGTTTTGTCAATCCATTACTCGACATCAAATCCGTGTTCATCCATCTCTCGCATATTTCCGGAATATGTGTTGCGTAACTGAACGTCGACGATTTTGACGAGACTTTGATAAAGACAATCAACAGTTTATTGCTGGTATTGCGAAGAGCCCAACAAAGCCGGGTCCATTTCGTATAAGATCCCTGTTCGTAATACGAAGGCGGCAAGATCATCGCGTATTCGTACGCATCGCGGAGTTCATATTCCAACAGTGTTAAAGTGTCCAAAAAGTGTCCCAACAGGGCGTCCAATTCATCCTGGTTTTTGATTTTCTTAATGACATCGTATGACCCTGTGAAATCGAAATTATATTGTGGTCGGTTCATCGACGACACCGTCCCCGAATTATCGCTGTTGCCAACACCGCCCCCACCATTTCTTCTGTTAAAATCCTCGTATTCATTCAGGAAACTGTTTTTCATAAAAAGCGATAAATGACCCTTGTGACGAACCGATAACAGATTGATATTCTTACTGATATCGAACGCGGAAATGGATATTTCTTTTCGCATGAACTCGCTGTCCGCCGGATCGAATTCAATATTGTAAACGTGGGTTAACTGATATTTGTCGTTGTTGGGTTTCCTAGAACCGTACAGTTGCCAATTCGTGGTTCCGGCGGATATGCCCTTGTCGAAAACATCTTCCCACGGGTTTGTAATTGGAAGATCGGACCAAGCTTCTTGCACTTTTTTCATGACTTTATTACGGAGGATGAGCTGAATGGTGTGGTCCGCCTGGAGACCGATGATTAGATGGACCCCGTCTTTTGTCAAATTCTTTTCTTTGATCCGATTTACCGTGGGTTTTTGAAACACAAAAACCGGGAATTTCGTATTTTCGTCTAACTGAAAGATATTCTTGATTTCGTCTAAATATATGTCTATCAGATCTTCTACATGTTCCTTCGTATATTGTCGTTCATCGGTTTCGTACGTATGGCGCAGGTCAATGTCCGACAAAATCGGACCATCTTTGTCTCGTTGTTTTTCTGTTAAATATTCCTTGTTTTTTACAGAAACGACGTCACGGTAATAGAGTTGCATGAAAACGCTCTGTTCTTCATCTGGTATATGGTAAGAACCTCCGTAAATATTTGAAGCTTTGTCTCCAATTCTAGTATTCGTAATTGTCTTATTGTCACCCTTTTGTACGAGATGTTTTATGAGAAAATGCTGTAGATCTTTATACTGAATTGTGTGTTCCTGTGTCATTTTATATTATGTTATACTATAACGATACTTTTATCTCCTTTCAGGATAGATCAATTTTCTCTGATTTCATAGAAAATTGATATTTACGTAAAAAAATAATTGTAGATAATATACAGATAATATACATACGGAATGAAGTTTTGCGTCAAGTGTGAAAACATGTATTACATTGGAATTAACGTTTTGGATCCCAACAAGATCATTTATTACTGTAGAAATTGCAAATATAAGGACGAAACATTGAGCCAAGAAGGCGTTTGTGTTCTCAACACTCAATTTAAAAGGGGGGAACAGGAAATAAACTACATCATAAATAAATACACGAAACTCGATCCTACGCTGCCTCGTATTTACAATATCCAGTGCCCCAACAGCGATTGTGTTAGCAATACCGAGGGGAAACCCGCGGAAATTATATATATGCGATATGATGATGACAATCTAAAATATTTGTATATTTGTGCTGATTGCGATACAAGTTGGAAAACAGTAGACAAAACATAATATTGAAAAATTGAAGAAAGGAATTTAGAAATATTTATATACAACTTCTATATAACATACTATAATGGATCGTCAATATCCTGTTGAAGAAAACGAAGAAATAATAAACAGTGAGGATGAACAGGAGGAAAACGACAGTGATTATAACAGTGAAGACGAGAACTTTGACTTTGAAAGCGACGTTGACGAAGATGAAAAGGAACCCGAACACGTAAAACCGTCTTTCATGAATATCGGCGGAGCGTTGAGCGACGACGAAGATGAAGACGACGAAACCGAAGAAGAAGATGACGATAACTATTTACAGAAGTTCGATGAGAACACACAGAAAAATATTATTGCCGATTACTACCCTGAATTGCAAACACACAACGCTTCCGAAGTGGAAGTGTTATCGACGGTTGTTCGTAACGAGGATGGTATGATCATCGATCCTTTGCATAAGACGGTGCCGTTTATTACTCGGTATGAAAAAGCCAGAATTATAGGAGAAAGAGCCAAACAGATAAACTGTGGAGCCAAACCGTTGGTTCAGGTAGATGCAACCATAATCGACGGATATTTGATTGCATTGAAGGAGTACGAGGAAAAAAAAATACCGTTTATTGTGAAAAGACCATTGCCTAGTGGCGGATGTGAATACTGGAAATTCAAGGATTTAGAACAATTATGATTTGAAATTGTGACTGCAATTTAAACAGGTGATAAAAATAGTAGCAGGTTCATCAGCACTTCTTGTTTGTAATTCATAATAAGTACATTTTTTTGATTTGCATTTTCTACAGGTAAATGTATCTGTTGATGCCTGCATATTATTGTTGAATTTATTTGCGTCTCTTTTTATTTTTTTGTCGATCATGGTTTTCCAGTGTTCTGGATCCATTTCTTGATGTGTCATGAAAACCAGAGCCTGTGGAGTGATTTCACCCCTGGACAATTGGTTCAACAGTTCCTCTTTTTTCAAATTTAGGAAGATTGTTCTCATTCTGTCAATGTACAATTGCACGAAAAACGGGTTCTCCCACTTTTTCAGTATTTTCTTGTTGGTGGCTTCCTTGATCGCATAATTGAAAATGGCCTTTTCTAGATTTGTATAGATTTTTTCTTCGTTTATGTCGAATGACGTTTTGATCTTTTCGCAAACGTTTTGTCGAAACACGTCGGGATTTTCTACGTTGTACATAATGTATATAACTTTGAATACGTTTATATACATTTCATTTCAATTTTTTACTTCCAACGATCTCCTTAAAAATATTCCTCTTCGCTTAATTCGTTTGTACAATCCAATACTGTAAGATCATTTGCTACGCGTTGTTCCGGTTGTTTTTTGCCGGGTTTGGAAAGCGAGTTTTTTCGTTTAGGCGGCGCGGATTTCGCCTTTTTCGGTTTCTTTTTAGAGACATAAGTATCGTCTTCGATCTCTTCTTCTTCCTCCGTTTCCTCTTCTACTTCGTCTTCTTCTTCCTCCGTTTCATCGTCATCCACCACAAACCCGTCTTTAGCATATCCGAATTTCGTCTTGGGTAAGTCGTCGTCAATATCGTCTTCTTCATCAAACGCGTCTTCTTCTTCAATATCTTCAAATCCGCCGAATAAATGCTCGTAAATCGCGTCCCATTCAGACGAAACCAGATTTTTAGGAATATTGTCTGAGAAATTCATAATTACACAGGATCCGAAAAAGAGAACAGTATCGACAGGTGGCGGAAATTCATATTTGTTTTCCTGGTTCGCCTGTCCCTTGGTTTTCCCATATACCCGTATACAATACTGCTTATCATTTAGGTTATCGATATTCCATTCTGCGTATGATTTAAAGTCCGCATTTGTCTTAAATCCCGCTTTTTTATACAATTCGTTTTCATTCGTGAATTTAATGACCTGTTCTTTAATGTTTCCGGTTTTCTCAACAATCAGTATTGAAACATTCGACGACGACGACATATCTAAGCAATACTAGCGTTTATTTTCTATATCCTTTTCCAAAAATAAATATCAGAATAATGTATAGATGGCTAGAAGCAGAACTAGAAGATCAAAGAAAACCATTCGTCGTCGTCGTAAAACGTCCATGAAAAATAAGAAATATTACGCGGGTGATTACGCCGAACAAATCATAAACGGAAAGGCCACGAAATGTGTTTACCCGGACAATAGCGATAAATCGTGGATGGCTACTTTAGGATTTAGGAAAAACTGTAGCAGTATTCCCGGATTTGTTCCTTCGGTTACTGAACCCATGACCACAAATGATGCGGTCGTTTCTCCTGAGACCGTGTCTCCTGAACCGGTTGTTGTACCTAGTGACACAACCGCCACTACGGAAGCTGCGGTTAATGCGTCCAGTGTTCCCACTACAGCCGAAGAAGAGGCGGCTACCGCCCCATTGACAAATACTGTTATGCCTAAAGGCGGTAAAAGGTCCAAGAAAATGAGAAAGTATAAGAAAAAATGCAATAAAACTTGGAAAAAGAATATCTAGGAAATATATATATGACCAACAGTAAACGCGTTAGCATGAAAAAGCGATCTGCCATGCCCGGAGGCACCATTCCGTATTTACAGCAACCAACCATGGAAGAACAAATTACCGGAAAACGATCATGGAACCCTTTTGCCGGTGGCAAGAAAAGAAGAACCATGAAATCCAAGGGAGGTAAAAAACGAAGAACCATGCACAAGAAACGTTAAAGCGTAAGAACAAGTAAAATATTATGTGTTGAAAATATAATGTTTTTCCTACAAATTCTACTCTATGTCCTTGCTTCTGTCCTTGTAATTTACGGGTTTCATTACTTATATGGTAAAAAAACAAAACATTTAGTCACAAATAATAGCGAAAAGTATAATAAGATTGTCGAAGAAATTCAACAGGTAAAATTGTCTCCTTTTAAAGACGACGCCGAAAAGGAAAAAATGAACGAAGAGTTGACCAAATTCGTGGAAAGTCAATTTCTTACATCTGTAGAACAAATCGACATATAGAAACAAAATAAGCGAAAAGATATAAAGAGAAGATGTGTTAATATACTAAATGCATCGTAACGACGATTTTTCGCATATTCTGAAAAGATTTCCAACCTTTGAACTTTCTTATGAAACAATATCCCATAAGAAAGTTTCTTCCTACGATATTTGTCTCGCCGTTCCTTTAGGCAAAAAATCGTTTCTGTGGTTCACGTTTCACGAAAATCAAGATGTGTGTTATCTGTTGGATTTGAACAAGGAACAAAAAATACACAATATTTCACAGATAAAAACCACATTTGACCCGAGGCTTTCTTTAGGAACCGTTCTCTACGGAACTTTATTGACAGTTCAAGAAAAATCGTGGTTTATTGTTGAAGACATTTATTTCTTCAAGGACGTTTCTCTGAAACATTCAAAAATGTTGGAGAAGTTGGCGTTCTTGGAGAAGGTGATGGAAGCGACCAATCGAGTGCACCAAGAAAAGGATGAAGTCATAGTGATGCTTCCATTCATATATCAAGCTACCGAAGAAATTCCACACGATAAATTCTGTTATATCAATTATCCCGTGCACCATGTTCAGTATCGTTCAACACACACCATTATGCCTTATTTGAATGTTAATATAAATAAAAAAATCAGTGTCCAGACACCGACACCGAGAACGGTCGTCAAACCGGATTTCGATACCGTAAATTCGGCGTCGTTTGTGATGGATTTCAGTAAAACGCAATATAAGTATCCGACCGTTTTTCAAGTTACCGCGGACATACAGTTTGACATTTATCATTTATTCGCTTACGGGAAAAAACATAAACCTGTTTATTACGGCATCGCCTATGTTCCCAACTATAAGAGCAGCGTTTTTCTGAACGGGCTTTTCCGCAATATACGCGAAAATAAAAATTTGGATTACATCGAGGAAAGTGAAGACGAAGAAGATTTTCAAAAGACAGAGGAAGATAAGTATGTAGATTTGAAAAAAGTTTTACTTATGGAATGCGTATTTAATTACAAGTATAAACGGTGGGTGCCCATGAAAGTAGTCGATCATCGTTCAACAAAAATTATTCATATAGACTATTTAGTGAAATATTAGAGCCATCAACTGTGAATAATTTGTCATTATAATGTATAAAATGTCAGGTCTCGGAAACGGTTCTCCTTCATTCTCCTACTCTGAAATTTTGCCGAATAGCGCACAAGATCATTCTCTCTCTGATATTACAAAATACGCGTCAAAAATGACAGGCGGCAGAAAGAGGACACGTAAATACAAAGGTGGCGATTTGATGCCTTTGGAATTTAGCGAATTTTCTGCCGACAATACTGCTCCCTCTTCTATGCCATCGGCTAGTAGTGCAATGGGTCTAGCATTGAACCACCCTGCTGCTGCATCAACCATGTCTGCCTCAACCATGTCTAACCATGTAAATGCGGGTGCGCTTGGATCAGCGGCCAGTTCCACCATGCCACATACGCTATTGAACACTCCTACTATTTCCAAAGGAGGAGCTAGAACGAGAAGAAGGCGCAAGTCTTCCAAGAAGAGGTCCTATAAAAAAGGAGGAAAGAGAAGTTCCAAGAGAAGTTCCAAGAAGAAGAACTAAATCATGTTTTCCACATCAATTAAACATTTTCCGACATTTTTTTCACCGGTTTCATTGTCGCCGTCATCGTCTTTACGGCATTTGTCGACACCATCCATGATTATTTTATAGTTTTGTTTCCTATAAAATGCTCGTCGTTTATTCCATTGGTTCTTAAAAGGCTGGTGTTGATCTATTATATCCACCACAATCGGATTGCCGTGTTTTTCTCTCAGAATACGACCAACCGCCTGTTCTATATCGGTTTTGGGTGTTGCCATAATCAACGTAGTGAGGGTTTTTATATCCAGCGCTTCCGCTGCCATACTATACGTGGCAATAATCACTTTTTTCGTCTCGCTGATTTTCAATTCGGTCTCTTTCATCCCACCGACGTAGTATCCAACAGTTGCAATATTTCGATGCTTTATTGCATCGTGCATATACTTCAAAATGCTCTTATTATGCGCCAATATCATAATCTGTTGATCCTCGTTCTCTTCCAACAGATCACCTAGTATACCGAGTATGTATTCGCTGCGGCTATTGTAACCACACAGTTTGGATATCATAGTACTGTAGAGAACATTCCCTCGATAGTCATATTCTATATTGTTGAAGTTCTCATTGTCCGTCTTATAATGAAACGCTCTTACTTCCACATTGTCTTCATTGTCTCTTACACACTTATGAATGACGTCGCCGAGAAACATTTTGAATACTTTCGTCGTTCCGTCTTTGCGGTTCATAGTTGCAGATAATCCGAGTGTATATTTCGTCACCAATTTAAATAAGACATTGGAGAACACTTGACTAGAAATATGATGAACTTCGTCTATGATCGTAAATCCGAAACTGTCAAACACCGACGGTGCATACTCTTTCATAGAAAGCGACTGTAGCATACCAATCACAATATCTTTATCGTCTATATCTACGACCTGTCCTTGTATTTTGCCAATACGAGCGGTAGGTAGGAACTGTTGAATTCGCTCGATCCACTGGTTCATGAGAAATTCTTTGTGAACAATAATCAGGGTTTTCTTCAACAGTCTGCTTACGATATTAAGCGCGCAAATCGTTTTCCCGAAACCGCAGTAGAGTTCAAGAAGTCCTCCTCCGCCGCCTCCGTGTTCAACATGGTTCATGAATTTCGTGATCACCGCTTCTTGGATATCCCGCATCTTCCCTTGAAATTCCACCTGGATGTCGGCGCCTTCGGGGATTTTTATGGCGTAAGGAGAGCCAAACGTCTTTTCTCCGAAATATCTAGGCACATACATTTTGTTTGGCGATTCGCGATAAATCGGGAAGAAAGTGGTGGCTGGACAAGGAAGACCGTTTTGTAGAGGTTTGGCTGTGAGAATATTTTTCAGTTCTTCGATCTGTTGATCGGTGAAGTTTTTTTTCAGAATGGTATATCCTTTTTGTCCTAAATATGCGTCTTTCAGAGTGGTGGGCATCGGTGTCGAAATCGACGGTTCAACGGTAGCAGAGGTTTTCTTTTTCATTTTCGTAGATAGATAGATAGAAACAACAATATGATTTAGGCTAAAATCAATTTTTTATGTGGCTATAATATACTATGAAATTGAAAATTGTATTCTCTACACTTGATTATCTGTTAATCTTTTTATTGGTATCTTATCTAATTCTTCCTATTCAAACACCTTCTTTTTTAGCACAAGGTATTCTTTCGCCGATTAGCAGTATATGTTTTTTTATCATCTCTGTTACACTCTTTCTGTATTGCAACACAATAGTCGCCATATTATATTTATGTTGTGTTTACGAACTAGTGAGACGTAGTTATGAAGCGAAAGACATGGAGATTAATGTAAAAAGTGTACCCAATGTGATAAACCAGAGATATCAAAATAGCAAGGCGAAGAAGGTTGTTCCTAAAAGAAATCATGAAGCCCAACTGCAGCACGAACCACAGCAAATTACACGGCAAATCCCACATAATCCAATTCTTCCCGAAGTAGAAGAAACCGAGCCGAGTTCTTCTTTCTCTAATACGGACAATTTACTGGAAGCCCAAATCGTTAATAAGTTGGCACCGGTGGGGATGGGGGATACGACGGATAAACCGATTGTCGAAACCCAGTTCAATCCTATATATAGCAAAATCGGAAACGCTTCTATGTTTTAGCCCAATCTACATAAAAACATCTTGACAAATATTTGACGAGATGTTTTTAGGCTTTGTTTGTTACTTTTTGATACTCAAATGTTCGCTGGATTTTCGTAAATATTGCAATTCCAATAATGGTCACAATTGTAACACCAAATGATCCGAACGTAATCAGTTCAACGAATGTTATAAAATCGATGACGCTGTACCAGTACAATAATACATCGATTATTAAGAATACAATGAGAACCGCTAAAATGTATATAGAATTAATTAGTATTTTCCAAAACCAATCGATTAATATGGGGAATATTGTGGCTATTTCGGAAATACTAAACGCAAATCGAGAATTTTCTATCAATAAATCACCATTTTTCGTATGTGTAGTTCTATATTTATCGTCATTTTTCTTAATCTGTAAAATACAGTAAGACAAAATATATATAACCGTCACCCCCATTGCCGCGGTCTGTATTTTATAATTCTCTTTAGCCATTCCGTATAAGAATAAGTACATTGCGATGCCAATTACAACCATGAAAATCAAAACGTCGGTTCCAACCATTCTCTTTGTTTTTTCACGACTATCTGCTTGAAACACAACATTTATTCTGTCGATAACCGTCATTTTGTATAAAACCGGTACCGTAAAATACGTAAAAAATAGGGCAATCGTAAAGATACCAAAATTAACAGTCATCTTCATATAATTCGATTCGCCAATACTGTCAGAAAACGCACTATTAACCGGAATATTATATGACGCGACCGTCTCTTGGCTCTCGCCAGTTAAATTACAGTCAATATAGATTTGATCGTCGTTTATGGTTCCTATATTCCTGACCACAATCTCATAATTCGTAGGTGCATCTACAGAAAACAATCGTGTTCCCGATGAGGTTGTCTCACTATTTACAAATAAACTCTGCGTATCTCTATTTATCGATATAGGTGTAGAGAACACAAAAACGTCTACCAATGTCGTAGTAACGGGATTGCCGCTCGTATTTAGCGGGTTGGCTCTATAATAAATACAGAAATCCTGTGATGGTATAGAAGTGTCGAGGTTTATAGTATTTCCGCCCGATCCAGGCATATCAATTAGATGTTTGAAAACATCGACATCCGAAAAAATATGATTATTGTTGAATTTAGCGAAAAAACAGGCGTATGCTTCGCCGGTTGTACCCTCGACCCCCGATAATTCTATCACAATTTCACCATCTATCTCCGATCCATGAG